AAGAAAGTCTAACATTGCTGAAAGTGTTAGATCCTATCTTCAGTTAATCGAATTGACTGAAGAAGGTAAGATTTTGATCAATGGTTTAAATACTGAATTTAAAACGATTGAAGAAGCAAGAAATTATATTAAAGAAGATTACGATACGCACCAACTAGCCGATAAGATTACAAAAGATACATACCAAGAAATTTCGGAAAACACTGTGGCTAGTATTATTAAAGAATATCACGATATTAAAGTTACTGATACATTAATAGAGTCATACGTAGAACTTGCTTCTTCTAATATTTTTAGTCTTGATCCAGTCGTACAAAAAATTCGTTCATTGAATAAACTTGATAGAGTTGTTGAAGGTAAACTTCACTATGTGCTTGCTGATAGTTCTACCGTTGCAATAAACGAAGATACGCAAGATATCCTAAATAAGTTATTAGGTAATCAAATAGAGATTATCGAGTATATGAGAGAGTCAAAAGAGAACTTCTTTCATGTGCTTGAACAAATAGAGGAATAAAATGGCTGCCACTAGAACCACAATAATTAGAAATACAAACTTAGAGACTATCATTAAGTATGAAGGTAGTTCAACTGACACTGCCGCAACTATTGATATCTCTACACTAACTGCTTCTACCCAAGCACGTAATTCTGAAACTCCAACAGTAAACATTGTTAAGTTTATTGCAACAGGTTTGCTAACTTCTGGTGTTACAGTTGTAAGAAACAGTGTTACAGTTTTAGCAGCTGCGCCAGAAAACGCAATAGTGTTAGACTTAACACAAAATCATATTAGCGATAACATCCAGAATACTTCTAACATTGTTATCACCACAACAGGTGCTGCGTCAACTGGTTATCTAGTTCTACGTAAACTTGCTGGTTGGGCTACTAAAGTTGAAGACGCTACTTATGGCGCTTACGACGACGTTACTCGTGTTGGTGCTTCTACCACTGTTAGTGGTTCTCCAGATAAGGTCTAACTATGAAACTAATTAGAGAAGTCTACGACACTACTAACGTAATCGTTGAAGAAAAACTAGGCAAACCAAAACAATACTTTATTGAAGGTATTTTTCTTCAATCAGAAATTACTAACCGCAATGGTCGTATGTACAAAGAAAGTACAATGGATCGTGAGGTCGGTCGTTATTTAAAAGAAGCAGTTGAAATGAATCGTGCATACGGTGAACTGGGTCATCCAGAAGGTCCAGGTATTAACCTTGATCGCGTATCACATATGATTACTTCTCTGCGTAAAGAAGGTACGAACTATATTGGTCGTGCCAAGATTTTAGATACTCCAATGGGTCAAATCGCTAAAGGTCTTTTAGAAGGTGGCGCTAACCTTGGTGTGTCTTCAAGAGCAATGGGTTCACTTAAGACTAACAACGAAGGTGTTCAAATTGTTCAGGATGATTTCATGCTGTCTACTGCAGCAGATATCGTCGCCGACCCTTCAGCCCCCGATGCTTATGTACGTGGGATTATGGAAGGTAAGGAATGGACATTTGTTGATGGAAAGTTTGTGGAGCAAAATATTGAAGAGGTAAGATCTTTCATTAAGAAAACTTCTTCTAGAAATCTAGAGGAAGCAAAGATACAGGCTTTCCAACACTTTCTGAGTAAAATCAGATAAAATATAAATAAATCATAGAACTATCCAGTTAGGAGAACATAGATGTCAATCGAACAAAAAATCGCTGAAATTTTAGCTGAGTCTAAAAAGAAACAATTAGACGAAGCCAAGTTAGCAGGTGCCGAAGGTGGTAGTAAATCTACTAAAGAAAATGCAGAAGCTGGCGACCAAGCTGTTATTCGCCAAGGTAATGCAGTTCCAAATGGTGGTGAAACACCAAACCCAGATAATGCACGCAATAACGTGGACAATGAAAAAGAAGCTGAGGGTGGTACTTCTAAAAAGTCTAACCCAGCTAACAGCAGCGCAGAAGCTGGCGACCAAGCTGTTGTCCGCAAAGGTGATGCTATCAAAGGTATGAAAGAAGATCTAGACGCTATGTTTGGCGCTGATGATCTGTCTGAAGAATTCAAGACTAAAGCTGCTACGATTTTCGAAGCTGCTGTTATGTCCCGTGTAACTGCTGAAGTTACTCGTTTAGAAGAAGAGTTCGAAGCAAAAGTAGCTACTACTGTTGCTGAAGAAATTGAGGGTATTGTTGAACAAGTTGATGGATACCTCGGCTATATTGCTGAGCAGTGGATGACACAGAATGAAATCGCCCTTGAGCGTGGTATTAAGTCTGATATATTAGAAAGTTTCGTTGATGGTCTGAAAGGACTATTCGAAGAACACTATATTGATGTTCCAGAAGAAAAGTATGACCTACTTGGCGAAATGGAAGAACACATTAGTGATCTTAAATCTAAGATTGACGAGCAAGTTGCTGCCAATGTTGAGTTGACTAAATCAGTTAACGAAGCAAAGCGTAATGAAATCGTTAAGACAGTTAGCGAAGGCTTGACTGATACAGAAGCTGAAAAGTTTGCTGGTCTAGTTGCTGAAGTAACTTTCGATGATGCTGAAACTTATGAAACTAAAGTCAAGACTTTACGTGAATCTTATTTCACTACTAAAACTACATCAGGTGTAACATCTGTTGTAACTGATACTCCAGTTGAAGTAATTACTGAAGCTGGCTCAAAGAAAGTAGATCCTAAAATGTCTGCTTACGTATCAGCTCTCAACAATAAATAAATTTTAATTTAAAGGAAATCCAAAATGGATCGCAAACAATTAATGGAAAAATGGGCACCAGTGTTAAATCACGAAGGCTCTGCTCCAATCGAATCCGCTTACAAGCGTGAAGTAACTGCTGTTCTTCTAGAAAACCAAGAACGCGAAATGGGCAAGCAACAAGAAGCCCTATTCGAAACTGCTCCAACTAACTCTGTTGGTTCATACGGTGACACTGGCGGTATCGCTAAGTTTGACCCAGTATTGATCAGCTTGGTTCGTCGTGCAATGCCACAACTTATCGCTTATGATATCGCTGGCGTACAACCAATGACTCAGCCAACTGGTTTGATCTTCGCGATGAAATCACGTTACAGCACTCAAGGTGGTACTGAAGCGTTGTTCAACGAAGCTGATACAGACTTCGCTGGTACTGGTACTCACTCTGGTGCTGCAGCTTTTGCTGGTTCAGACACTACTGGTTCTGGCTTGGCTACTTCTGCAGCTGAGCGTCTTGGCCAAGGTGGAACTGGTGACGGTTCTTTCGGTCAAATGGCTTTCTCAATCGAAAAGACTTCTGTAACTGCTAAGACTCGTGCTTTGAAAGCTGAATACTCAGTTGAACTAGCACAAGACTTGAAAGCTGTTCATGGTCTTGACGCTGAAGGTGAACTAAGCAACATCCTCTCTACTGAGATTCTTGCTGAGATCAACCGTGAAGTTGTTCGTACTGTTTATACTACTGCAAAGCCAGGTGCCCAAGTTGGTACTGCTACTGCTGGTACTTTTGACCTTGACGTTGACTCTAATGGTCGTTGGTCTGTTGAGAAATTCAAAGGTCTAATGTTCCAAATCGAACGTGAAGCCAATGCTATCGGTCAACAAACTCGTCGTGGTCGTGGTAACTTTATCATCACTTCAGCTGACGTTGCTTCTGCTTTAGCAATGGCTGGTGTTCTTGACTATTCTTCTGGCTTGACTGGTAAGAATAACTTGAACGTAGATGATACTTCTACTACTTTCGCTGGTGTTCTAAATGGCAAGTACAAAGTATATGTTGACCCATATACTTCAAACGTATCTGCTACTCAGTTCTTCGTTGTTGGCTACAAAGGTCAGTCAGCGTTTGATGCTGGTTTGTTCTACTGCCCATACGTACCTCTCCAAATGGTTCGTGCTGTTGATCCTAACAGCTTCCAACCAAAGATTGGTTTCAAGACTCGTTATGGCATGGTTGCTAACCCATTCGTTTCATTGGATGGTACTGGCGGTCTAACTGCTAACGAGAACTACTACTACCGTCGCGTAAAAGTTACTAACTTGATGTAATCATCGAGTTGGCTACTAAGCCGACATAGAAGCGGTATTTTAAAGGGGGACTTTCGGGTCTCCCTTTTTAAAAAAGGGGAAAAAGTGAAACTAAAAGTAGAAGAGGAGAACGTATAACTAAGGAAAAG